TCATCGGAACGGATTCATTTGCAAGATTTCTTCGATGTCGGATACCTGGATTACCAGTTGCTCCACATCAGAGCTATCAATTCCGTATGCAGTTTCAACGCGTTTCCTAACAGCCTGAAGATCAACACTAAAATGGCCGGGTTTATGTGAGTTCACAGTTAAGTCAGAATCAAGGATCGAGACACCCTGTGTTGATTGATCGAAATCCTCGGTGTTCATTTGTTCAAAAGGGGCATTTATCCGAAAGTTGATCCTGCTCTTGTCCCAATCGACTACGCCTCGTTTGAATTTAAATACGTACCAGATCGGTGCAAGTTTTCCGTCATGATAGTCGTAATACACTTTAATTTCTGCCATTAGGGGATGACGATTCCTTTCTGTCCTTTGGAAATTAATTGACGATTTAATTTATGGAGTATTCGTTTGGTCTCATCGGTCCAGCTTGTTGGATCGGCTTTTCTGTACCGACTTTTAAGTTGCACGACAAATTCTCGATGGGATTTTGCTTCATAAATTCGCCGTTCAATCTGTTCCAACCGGCGCTTCGCAAGCCGCGGTGTAACCCCGAACTGCTGAGCCAGCAAGCCGATCGCCTCGTTCTTATATGGCGGCAGCTTGATATCCTTCACCATGAAAAACGGCATGGAGGCGTATAGTTGGAACTGATTGGCTTGCGTTTCTTGAAGTTCACGAAAGATACGCGGGAGCATTAACTGATCTCCAGCATGACGCAAAGGGTGGCACAGTTCATGGAAAAAGGCCTCACGTACCTCTTCGTGAGGTTTGTCCGGGTTTAAGAAGATAGCAGCAATCTCATCATCCCAGATCGCTTCTTCTTTTGCACCTGGTAGGTATATGACTTCCGCTTTGAACGATTTAGCTACATTGTCGATAGTGAGATCATTAGGGGAAATGATCCCATGAGCGTGGTACTGTACCTCGACCCACTCTTCCAGGATGGTAGTTTGATACGGAATCAGCATGCAATCACCCCAAAACACAAACATATGTTCTGTTAAGTATTCTAATAGAACCCACTTCCATTTGTACTAAGACAGAAGTGGGTATTATGATACTTTCTGCAGTGAGCGGAGTAACGAATCTTTATTGCCCCATTTATGGACAACGCATAGGCTTTCCATGACGGAATAATCTTTTGGGTTCCAAATATAAGAGGAGTCATCGAGTAATGTAAGCCTATTTTGTAAAGGAAACTGTTCGCCGAGATCAGTTGCGATTTCGAACCAAATACGTAATGTGCGATCGATAGCAGGTTTCGACGTTTGTTTCTTTGGAGCATTCACTAATTTTAATAGTTGTAATCCCCTCTTACTCTCAATCGCAAAATCAATAGTGTACTGATTCATTCGTGTTTGGACCGGATAATCTTGCTCATAAACAAATTGATTATCTTCTAAGAAGGCTTTGACTTCCTCTTCAAAGACAGCAACCGAATGACTTTTCGTTGTGTAAAGTAAGTCGGAAATACGAATTATAGCCTGGCTCATGTTAAACATTGCTTCTAAAAGTCGCTCAGGATTACGAATTAATGCATGTAATATCCCTTTTGATAATCGAATGTTGTTTGAGTTTATTACCTCAGTAATAATGGATTTTCTCTTTTCAGTAGCGGACGTATCCAGTAAATAGGTATCCAAGTACCTTAGTGTTTCACCCATGTCAGAAAGGATCATATAATCTGCCTTGAATTCAATGAATAACTCAATATCGTCGCCATCCGGATAGGAGAAAGGGGTAGTTATAATTAAGAAACCATTCTCTGTTTCACACCGAAACAGGTTAGCAGCCGATGCTTTAATAAACTCCTTGATCTCCATACAGTTCATCATCAAATGTCACCTCCTGTTGAGATGCAGGTAATGAGGGGAGTACCCCTGTATATTTTATATTACACTCCAAAAGGAATTCTTGAAACACTTGTTCGAATGGAGCTCCGTCTGTAATATCATCGGGAACATATGCCCATTGATCTCGCCATTGATTGGTCCAGGTGTGTTTATGCTTTTTGCCGACATTTTCACGCCTGTCAGGTGGATTGCGGTGGCCTTTACCAATATCTAATGACTTTATCCTTGCAGTACCATTATATACCAAAGTGAAAGAAAATTTTCGGACTTTTTCATTGCGGTTTACAATAAGAGTAAGCTTCGTGTTTGGTGCATCTGTATTAACATCAACAATGAACTCAAAGATTTGTTCCCTATTTGGTTTTTCCACCCATTTTATTTGTTCTGTGATTGTCTTGGGAGATTCGATCAAGTAATTAGCTTCCTGTTCCGTGATAACCATGAAGCTCCCCCATTTCCATAAGATACACAAGATAAGAAAGATTTCCATAATTAGATATTTAATCACCCTGCTTTTTTAAGCAGGGTATTATTTTGTCCCTTTCCTCTTCAACTTCCTGAATATCTCCAGCTGCAGATCAAGCTGCGCCTGCAGAAACTCCTTTTCTTCCTCCGTTACATCCTCTGGCAGCTCCAGAAAAGCACGGTTCACGGGCTTTTCCGTTTTGGCGGAAGGGGAGGGATCGTTCGTTTTTCCATGCAAATAATCAGTTGAGACACCAAAAAGATCAGCAAGCTTGCTAATTGTTTCCATAGGAGGTTGTTTAGTGCCAGCTTCATAGGCGGTGTAAGTAGGGCGGGCTACACCAACAAGATCAGCAACGTACCCTTGAGTCCATTTCGGGTCTTTTGCTTTTCTTTTTTCACGCTCCGCTTTCAATCTTTTTGCAAATACCATAATATTCACCAGCCCATCAAGTCTAAACACATTATAAAGTTACTGACAGAAACATGAAAGGAATGTTACTAATAGTATTAAATATGTATTGACATGTTTCTGTAGGGAACATATAATCAAATCAAGAAGTTACCCAAAGGAACTTTTGGAGGTGAGTGTAATGCGTGACTGGCTTAAAGAAAAGCGCGAAAGTTTGGGACTAACGCAAGAACAGGCGGCTGACCTTTGTGGTATCTCAAGAAGTTACTACACACATATCGAAAACAACACGAAAACTCCGACTGTGAAGGTAGCGAAAGTGATGGGTAAAGCCCTTGGTTTCAAGTGGACAAATTTTTTTAAGGATGAATGTTCCTTTAAGGAACAATCTGCCTGACAGGAGGTAAACGATGATCAAACCACCCAAAGGGATTGAAGTGCATCGCGAGTTCCAACCGGACATGGATCGAATGGTTCACGCATTAAAGGTCGTACTGCAGGCACCGCCGGTTGAGCCGGAGCAAGAAACCTCGGGCGCAGAGTTGCCAGCAAAAGAAGAAACCGCTTAACAGACAAGCCTGAAAGGAGGTGTTCTTCCTTGGATTTTACCGACATCAAGCAAGTACGTAAAACCAACAACGATACGGAAGTGAACCTGTTGCTGGCGCAAGGATGGGAATTGCTTCACATCGTGAATAGCGGTTGTCAATTCTTTTTCTTGTTGATCCGAAGGGGGTGAACACGATGCCTGAGCAAGCACTGGTATTCCCACAGCTTGAACAAGCGGTTGCCGAATACGTCGCCGACCTCCAAGAAGCGGGTGTCGACTACGCGATACTGAAAGACGAAGTTCTTCCGCCAACAGAAGGAGTAGCAGTCCGAAAAGTGTTAGTTGCTGACTGCCGGTACATGAAGGTGTTCGTGCAACTCTGGCTGGATACCCGTGGACCGTTAAATAACGTGACCGTAACAGAAATCCAAGCACATGATGCGATTACCTTTGCTGAGCACCTAAACAAAAAGAGATTCCCTCAGCAAGCCGAGGGAGAGTCTGGAAGATGAGCACATACTCATCGTACCTTGAAAACCAAGTAGAAAAGAGGAGAACAGATGGGGAACAGTAACACGCCGGTAAGTCTTTACTCACGGTCGCGGATAAGTGACATCTGCGAATACGCATTCCGCCACCAAAGAACAGGCGAACAGATGACGTACGAGTCGCTCGGTAAGAAGCTGGGGAGGTCAGCGCGGTGGGTTTCAGATGTGATCAACGGGCGAGCAACACCGCTGAGGGAAGACGCGGAAGCGTTCGTACAAGCCTGCGGGAACCACCGAGCTACAAGAATGCTCAAGCATCTGTATGGAGACGCACCGCCGCCGACCGATCCGCGACTAATGGTGAGCCTGACCGTCGGACTCTACAACCTCATCAAGCAGTGTGAGGATGTAATCGAGGCCGCCAGGGAAGCAATTGAATGGGAACGCAGAAGGCGTCCGTGGCAACCGGTTTCACAGGAGGATGAAAGGATCCTGACTCACTTGGGCAAGCAAATCGAAGACCTTTTCCAAGCCGGTGACGATGTACATATCCTGATGGACGAGAAGTACGGGATAGATCCAGCAATCCATCAGCACAACTGGCTTGTAGAAGCGCGGGCACAGGAGATCGTCGTCAGTTGCCCACGCGAGTTGCTGAGGCGCGAAAGGCAGGAAGCACTTATGGCAGGAGGGACAAGCCTATGACGAAGTCCTGGAACGAACGGCTGGTTGAGATTTTGGCGAACACCTATGAGAAGGATGCGGTACCTATGATGAAGCGGCCAGGTGGAAGAGAAGCGGCAGAGGAGTACGTGAACCGGTTGATTGCGTTTCAACTGAAGCTCAAAGCGAAGGGGGAGAAAGGTGCATGAAAGATCTGACAACAGCAGCTGGTGTAATCGAGTTGGTATGTGACGCAGATCGTCCGTTGGGACGCAAGGTGATCACGCTTGGAGAAATGGTTGAACTGGAACACATGGCTGAAAAAGAAACGACCGCCTGCAGCGAACAGACGGCCTGATCAAACTAAAAAATACGGTTACTGGTAGTCTATCATGACTGCCGAAGGAGGACAAGCCCATGAACAAAACACTTTCCTCTCAGATCGCTGATCTCCAGCGCGAGTTGGCGAATTTGGAACGGGAATTCCGAACCACGGACGACGAGTGGCGCGCGGTGGATGTGGAATACGTCAGACTGAAACGTCTGCGCGAAGAGTTGGATGCGCATAAGCGAGATTTGGCACATGAGATCGAGTGGCGTATCAGAGAGTTGACCGCACTGCAGGAGGCGAAACGGCATGCAGCCATTGCCTGACTTTCCGGAACACGTCGAACGGACGGAACCCATGCGGCAGCGTCACCTGCAGGTACTTGCATTTGATGTGGTCAACGATGATCTGGAGTGGACAATCCGGGACGTGATCGAGGAGTTGGAATACCTGGTCGATATGCAGGCGACGATGAGCCGATCAGAGTTTCGGGAAGCAGTACGGGATCAAGCAAAGAGGTTAATTGGATAGTCGAAACCGGGGCCCCGGCCTCGATCGCAGGGAGCTGACCGTCCCTGCCTGATGACCGCGAAAGCGGATCGGGGAACCGATGACAGGTCAAAAGGAGGTGAAGGATGTGAGTAGTTCCAAGAAGTGTTCTAAATGCGAAGTCGAAAAACCTCTGAGTGAGTTCAGGAAGAGGTCTAAAAGAGATACGTATCAGTCCTGGTGCAAAAAGTGCGAGAAGTGTTATCAAAGAAAATCGGAGAGTTATAAGTGGCAAAAATTGAAGAACAATTTGAAGCGTTATCCAAAAAGCGACGTAACGCTGGAGCAGATAAAGAGTCAACTTGGCGAACCGGATACGTGCTACCTATGCGGTTTGCAACTAAAGTGGGAACATGCGGAAGTTGATCATGTCATCCCTCTTACCAAAGGCGGCATGACGACAATATCCAATCTGAAATGGGCCCATAAGAAGTGTAATCGAATGAAGCATGATTACACGATTCCGGAACTGCTCGAAAGAATTACTTTAATCCACAGCAACCTATCAAAGCGATTGAAGGAAGTAATGTAGGCAACTACATATACGAGGCCAAACGGGAGCGCCCAGGGAGGCGCGCGGCTGTCGGAGAGGTAGGGCCGACGGCGGCCTCGTGACAATGTAGAAAGGGGGGATATTATGGGGCCTTATTGCAACTTCTGCGGTACACGCTGCTTTACTTACTTTCCTATGGAGACACCACAAGAGGCGATAGATGCCTACAGGAAAGGTGTCACGATCATCGCAACATGCCGCGAAGGTCAGGAATATGAAAAGCAGCTGACAGGATGGTGTTACGACGATATCCAGGCGGCCATAAAAGCAAAAGACCCAGCGCTGGCACGCTGAGTCTCGGTCGATAAGCATCGATTGGGAATCGTACTTCAATCGTAGCGTATCGGCCTCCAAAAGACAAGAGGAGGGGTTTACATGGCAGTTGCCATTGCTTCAACAAAAGATATGGATCGGGCACTTTGGCTTCAGTTCCGCCGCAAGGGGATCGGCGGCTCGGACGCCGCTGCAATCGCCGGGCTGAGCAAGTGGAAGTCACCGGTGGCTGTATATCTTGAAAAAACTGGACAAGCGCCTCTGGAAGAATTACAGAGCGAATCGGCATACTTCGGAACAATCCTGGAAGACGTGGTCGCTCAGGAATTTACGCGCCGGACAGGCTTGAAGGTGAAACGCCGCAATGCAATCCTGCAGCACCCGGATTTTCCGTTCATGCTCGCCAACGTTGACCGATTGATCGTAGGTGAACGCGCTGGATTGGAGTGCAAAACAGCCAACGAATACCTGAAGGGCGAGTGGGAAGGCCAAGAAATCCCTGCTCCATACCTGCTCCAGTGTCAGCACTACATGGCGGTAACAGGTTATGAGGCTTGGTGGATCGCCGTACTGATCGGCGGCAATAAGTTCGTCTACAAACGTATCGAACGAGACGAAGAGATTATCGAGTACCTGATCAAACTGGAATCCGACTTCTGGCATAACCACGTGGTGCCGCAAGTTCCGCCGATGGTGGACGGTTCAGAAGCCTCAACCACACTTCTGAAAACCATGTATCCAATTGGGGAGCCAGAAAGCGAGACCGAACTACCTTTAGAGGCGGACATGCTCCTTGAACAACTAGAACTGGCGAAGCAGGAAGAGAAGGCAGCGGGCGAACGCGTCGCGGAGCTGGAGAACCGCCTGAAAGCCATGCTGGGTGAATACGAAACCGGGACCGCTAGTCACCATGTTGTCACTTGGAAGAACGTTACCACGCATCGTCTCGATAGCAAGGCACTGCAAAAAGACCACCCGGAGATCTATCAAAAGTACCTGAAACCTTCGTTTTCACGCAGATTTAGCGTGAAAGCAGTGTAAGGAGGGAGGAGTCACATGGCAACCAATCAAGACGTAAAGAATCAACTAGCAAACAGGGCCAATCAACCGGCCCAACAGCCGCAGTCGCCTGAGCAAACAATCGCGGCATATCTGAAACGCATGGCACCGGAGATCGAAAAGGCGCTGCCATCCCACATGAATGCGGACAGGATGGCGCGGATCGCGCTTACCACCATCCGTACTACACCAAAGCTGCTGGAATGTAATGTGCCATCTCTGCTTGGGGCGGTCATGCAGGCTGCGCAGCTGGGACTTGAGCCTGGCCTTATCGGCCACTGCTATATCATCCCATATGGGAAAGAAGCGCAATTCATCATCGGTTACAAAGGTATGATCGATCTGGCCCGGCGCAGCGGAAACATCGAAAGCATCTACGCTCACTGCGTATACGAGGCGGACGAGTTTGATTACGAGTTGGGCTTGCATCCAAAACTGCACCACAAACCGGCAACCGGTCGCCGTGGTGAAATGAAGTATGTCTACGCTGTTGCCCATTTCAAGGACGGTGGCTATCAGTTCGAAGTGATGGACAAAGAGGAGATCGAGAAGCGCCGGTCTCGCTCGAAAGCCGCCAAGAACGGACCTTGGGTGACGGACTACGAGGAAATGGCGAAAAAAACGGTTATCCGCCACATGTGGAAGTACCTGCCAATCAGTGTGGAGATCCAACAGCAGGCAGCCCAGGATGAAGTGGTTCGGAAGGATCTCTCCAGTGAGCCGGTCAGCGTATACAGCGATGCGATTGACATCAATATCTCGGCAGCAGAGTCGATTCCTGCGGATGAGGAAAAGAAAGAAGCTGACCCAACCGATAGTGGATCACTGTTCGAATGAGCGAACGAACACAATGGTTTCTGCTCCCGGATATGTACCGCACTTTACGCAATCCCGAAACACTGAAACGTTTCGCTGCAGCGTACATGGAGCGGCACTATCCGGAGTGGAAACCAATCAAATTGAACAACCACAGAGTTTTAGCAGAGAGGAGGAGCGAAGATGGCGAGAGCACGCAATATCAAGCCTAGCTTTTTCAAAAATGAAGATCTTTCTGAATTGGACCCTTATGCACGCCTGTTGTTTATCGGGCTTTGGTGCTTGGCTGACCGTGAAGGGCTGCTGGAGGATCGTCCAAAACGAATCAAGGGAGAACTGTTTCCTTACGAAAACGTGGACGTAGATAAGCACCTGCAAGAACTTCACAACAAGGGGTTCATCATCAGATATGAAGTCGATGGTGGCCAATACATCTCGATTCCGAAGTTCGCTGAACACCAAAACCCTCATCACAGGGAGGCACCGAGTAAACTCCCAAAGCCGGGAAACAAAACTGAGGATTCAGTGAAGGAAGATCAGGATTGGCAGGCACAGCCCCAGGACAGCCTAGGGCTTTCCTCGGAAAGTACGGGAAAAGGAACGGCTCAGCCTGATGAAAGCCGTGCTGATTCTCTGATTCCTGATTCCCTTAAACTGATTCCTGATTCTCTGATTCCCCCACCACCTACTACCTCATCCGAAGAAAGATCTCAGGTGGTCGTGGTCGGCGACAGACCACTCCATGTTTTCAAGAGTGCTCTTGACCTTTACGAACACTACTTCGGGTTTATTCCAAACCAAAGCATCTTGCTCTTGCTGAACTCCTACCTGGACGAGGGTATGAAACCTGAAGCAATTGCTTTTGCCATGAGAGAAGCTACGGAAGGTGGTAAACCGTGGAACTACTGCAGGAGCATTCTCGACCGCTATTCCAAATCTGGCGTTAAGACGCTTGAGCAGGCCGTTTTAGACGCTCAGACTTTCCACCAAGCCAAGGAGCAGCGAGGCTCAAACATAAACAAAGTCGTTCCAATTCGTCAGGACAAGCTTCCCGCATCTGTTCAACGCCAACTCGAAAAGGAAAAAGCCGGCGTCTACGCTACGAAACCGCAAGAAACACGCACAGTAATGGACGATCCCGAGCTTGCTGCTATGCTTCGTGATCTTCGCGAACGAAAGAGTTCGGGCGGATGAATCGACTGCGTGGAGAGAAGACAGAGGAGGAACCGTTTATGCAAGCACTCCAGAACGTTTTCAGCTTTCAGGAGAAACAGGTGCGGGTTGTTGTGAAAGACGGCGATCCGTGGTTTGTGGCAAAAGATGTGTGCGAACCACTTGGATTAGAGAACGTGAGCCTGGCAATCAACGGACGAGCCGATCGTCCTGACAGCGGTCTTGACCCGGACGAAAAGGGGATTGCCATTGTCAATACCCCTGGAGGACCGCAGGAGATGACGGTAGTTAACGAACCCGGTCTCTACAGCTTGGTGATGAAGAGTCGGAAGCCGGAAGCGAAAGCCTTCAAGCGCTGGATCACCCATGAAGTCATTCCGTCGATCCGCAAGCACGGTATGTACGCCAAAGACGAGTTGCTCGACAATCCAGACCTGTTGCTGGATGTTGTGTCCAAGCTCAAAGAAGAGCGGGACAAGCGGATTGCTGCAGAAAGACGCATTGAACTGGATCGTCCCAAAGTGATCTTTGCTGAAGCGCTGGAGACGTCGAACACGAGCATCCTGATCGGTGAATTGGCAAAAATCCTGAAACAAAACGGCATCGACATCGGTCAGAATCGACTTTTCGCTCTTCTCAGGGAGGAAGGGTACCTTGGACGCAAAGGCGAGTATTACAACATGCCGACCCAGCGATCCATGGATCTTGGACTGTTTGAGATCAAGACACGGACGATCAACAACCCGGACGGCAGCGTGCGTGTCACCAAGACAACGAAAGTTACTGGCAAGGGTCAAATGTACTTCGTAAACAAATTCAAAAATGAAAAGCGTCCGGCATAGGACGGGAGGGGAAGAGACATGAAATTGTTGCAGGAAGTGTTGATGAGCAAACTTTTGCGGCACGGAATAACCGAAGCGTGCGGTAAGCCGTTGGAGAAAGCCAGCATTGACGCGATTGGATCATGAGTGGAGTGAAAGAGCTGCGCCTCATCATACCCGGTAACCCGCCGACGCTAAACCACGTGTATCGAAACGTGGCAGTCAATCGGCGGATCACCACGCGAGACGGACAGAAATGGGTCAGAGACGTGCAAATGCTCGCTCAGGCGGCCATCAACCAGCAGGGCTGGCAAAAGAGCACAGACGAAAAGCTGGTCGCCGAGGTGATGATCTACTGGCCGACCCGCCGCAAACGAGACGTGGAGAACGTCGGTAAGCTCTTGTGGGACGCTTTGGAGGGCATCGTCTACGAAAACGATCAGTGGCTGCTGCCGCGGTACATAGACTTCCAGGTGGACAAAGCAAACCCGCGGGTTGAGATCAAATTTTTCCTGTTGGGGGAGGGAGCCGCATGAGTACATCAAACGACTATTTTGCTGGTCCTGAAGGAATCTTGAATCGGAACAAGCTGAAAGGTAGCCCCGCCGGTGAGGTAAAAACCTATCACCTGAGCGAGGAAGAAAGACAGCAGTTGATTGAAAAGTACGGTCCCGTACTGAGAAAACGAATTAGCAAGACGACGATCATTCGTGACTTCGACCGAAACACTGGCAGCTACCATGGATAGGCACGACCATCGCCCCCGAACAGTTCCCGGACGTGGCGATAAACACGGACGTGTAAGTCGGGAAAGACGACAGCGACTTCGCCATTGGCCAGTTGTAAACAGGAAACTTGTTCGAGTGTAAACGGGATTTCCCTGGAAGCTAACGTCTCGCGTAGGTAGTTCAGTTCACTCCATGGTACCGAGTAGTAAAACGACTTCTTCATATGCTCACGCTCCTTTATGTGAACGTAACACGGAGAGTTGGGACAAAAAAAGAAGATGGGATCAGAGTACGATTTTAGTCTGTAGGGTGGGAACAAACGCTTAATTATGTAAAATTAAAACCCTTCCAGAAAGTGAGGGTAGCAAGAACAAGGAAAATAAGTGAAGCAAAAAGATGAACCCATGATCTTTTGAAAATTGAAGCAAGTAATAGTGAAATTCCAGTAACGAAAAACCCAACTGGGATAAGTATTAATCCGGAAACAATATACCAACCGATTTCTTCACCGAACATTCATTAGTCACCCCTATCGTCATTTGAAAAATTATACTATTTGGTCCAGGGTGAACGGTACTAAAGACATAAACACAACTCGCAGTTTGTATCCACGGGAGGAGAACGGGATGCACTTTACAAGAGAAATCATCGTCGACAACTTCGCCGGCGGAGGCGGGGCATCGACGGGAATTGAAATGGCAACGGGACGATCGGTTGACATCGCGATCAACCACGACCCTGCAGCGATCGCCATGCACCGCGCGAACCATCCAGAAACGGAGCACTACTGTGAATCAGTCTGGGACGTGGATCCTCGCGAGGTAACCCGGGGCCGCCCGGTGGGACTGTGCTGGCTGTCACCGGACTGCACCCACTTCTCCAAAGCAAAGGGCGGGAAGCCCCGGGAAAAGAAAATCCGCGGGCTCGCATGGGTGGCACTCCGGTGGGCGGCAACGGTCCGGCCGCGGGTGATCATGCTGGAGAACGTCGAGGAGTTCACAACCTGGGGGCCACTCGATAAAGACGGATACCCGGATCCGAAGCAAAAGGGGAGAACGTTCCGAACTTTCGTGAATGCGCTGCGCCGGCAAGGGTACCAGGTTGATTGGCGGGAGCTGCGCGCATGCGACTACGGTGCCCCGACGATCCGAAAGCGTTTGTTTCTGATCGCACGATGTGATGGACGCCCGATCGTCTGGCCGGAGCCGACTCACGGGGATCCGGAGAGCGCCGCGGTGAAGAGCGGCAAGCTGAAACCATGGCGGACAGCTGCGGAAATCATCGATTGGTCGCTGCCGTGCCCGTCGATATTCGAACGGAAGAAGCCCTTGGCGGAGAACACGCTGCGTAGGATCGCCCGGGGGATTCAAAGATTCGTGGTCGCAAACCCGCGCCCGTTCATTGTGCGAATCGGTCAGACCGGTTTTGGTGGAGATCGGCTGCAATACCAGATTGATCAGCCACTGACCACGATCACAACGAAAGCGGAGCATCTGCTGATCGCACCGGTGATTGCCCGGCAATTCGGCCAGTCAACCGGCCACAGAGCGGTTGAGCCACTCGGCACGATTACGGCCGGGGGGATGGGTAAGAGTCAGCTGGTCGCGGCGTTCCTGTCCAGTTACTACGGAGAGACATCACCGGGGGAGGCCCGGGGATCCCGACTGGATGAACCGGCGCACACCGTAACCGCCGGTGGCAACCGGTTCGCCTTGGTGACAAGCCACCTGGTGAAGATGCGCGGGACCAACATTGGGCAGCCTGCGACGGAACCATTGCAGACAGTCACGGCAGGCGGGAACCACTTCGGCGAAGTAAGGGCGTTCCTCATGGCGTACTACGGGACCGGAGTCGGTCAGACACTGGACGAGCCGTTGCACACCGTGGTGACCAAAGACCGGTTCGGGTTGGTCACAGTGCATGGCCGCGAATACCAGATCGTTGACATCGGCATGCGGATGCTGGAGCCACACGAGCTGTTCGCCGCCCAGGGATTCCCCGACACCTACATCATCGACCGGGATGCGGACGGTAAGTCTTACCCGAAATCAGCGCAGGTTGCACGCTGCGGAAACTCCGTGCCACCACCGTTCGCAGAGGCGCTGGTCAGGGCGAACCTGCCAGAACACTGCACCGGTACCGGCAACGCAGCGGCGTTCGAACGATACAAGCAGCCGATCGGCCAGATGGCGCTGACGGTCTAGCAGTCTTACAAGTGGATACAAAATGGTTAAGTGCGAATAGAGGGAGGGGAACCGAGTGAACGGCTACTGGTGGTGTCCAGAGTGCGAAAAGGAATTGGTTGGCGTGGAAGTCACTTATGAGGAAACACATGATCCGAGATACGGCGGTTGTGGGGGTGATGTGGAATGGAAGGAATGACTGAGCAGCAGATCATCGAAACGCTGGCAACGAAGGTGATGGGGTGGTTCGCCTCAATATTTCCTGATAGTTCAGTGTGGATAACACACGGTGAATTAGATGATTGGATAGAATGGAACCCACTCAAAAACATAGCCGATGCGGTTCAGCTTGCTGAAAAGGTATTTGGCGAAGAGTGGTCTTTGCACAGACATGATGGAGGATACTCATTCAAGGGCATTACTCCGTGCGGGAAAGTCGGCAAGGCATGGCTGGAGGAATCGAAAGAAGAAGCCATTTGTAACGCGGTATTACAGACCTTACAGGAAGGGTGCAATTTTCTTGGGAAGTGCGTTTGGTGCCAGGAAGAAACTGAACTAATGCCGTTGGAGCAAAGCGGCATCTGCCAAGATTGTGCCCAACATATGAACGACTTGGCTCCATAGGGCATCTAACACACCGGTAATTAAGTAAAAATATGTTGTAATCCTTGTCAATAGGTAGAATGAAAAACTAAAGAGATAATACTACTGGTTATCTTCGATTTACTCCATTTTCCGTAAATAAGTAAAGATATAAGAAAAGCCACTCCGAAAACGATGTTATGCTATTCCGCGAAGCTAGGTGAGGGGTGGTGAATTGGAAAATGGACAAGCAGATTTAGAAAAAAGCCCCTAAGCAGGAGCCCGAAAAGATGTTCACGCCACCAATTATAACACGGGTAAACGGACAGGGGGAACGGAAGATGAGCGCTGTTGAAAAACAAGAGATTGTGGTAAAATATCCCTTAGAAAAAGGTGTCAGAGTGGTCATCATCGAGGACGGTAACATTGTGGAAAGCTGCAAGCTGGAAGCTCATCACAAGTTCACGATCATAACCCAGGATGACAAGCTACTTGATACCGAAGAAACCAAACGGAAGCGTTACAGAAAAGCCAAATAAATAGCCTGACCGAAAAGCGGAGGGCGTCAGAATCTTCACCCAATATGGGTGTGTTCTGGCGTCCTTTTTATTTTGCCAGAGAGGAGGACGGACCGTGGCAAAAATCAGAGACATCATGGAGTTCAAGCAAAAGAGAGAGAAAGAACCGATCAACTTTGCCGAGCATGTCCAGCGCGCGCAGGAACGGCTGCGGCAGAGAGAAAAACAACGCAAACAGCCCGGGCATCCAGCGCAAGAAATCTCACTGGAAGAGTACCGGCGTTTGATGGGAGACGTGGGGGCGCGGCGATTCCTTAAAGACCGGGGTAACAGGCGCAAATAAACGCAATGGGAGTGGTTCTCATGCAGGGATTGCTTCGGGAATACAAAGAGACTAGGAAGGCTTTAAAACGTGCCTACGAAGCCCGCAGAGAAGGCGAGAAGGTGCTGGATGACCGGGCATTAGCTGAGCGGCAAATGATTTCCGAGATGATCGGAGATATTGAATTCGTCATTGAATGGTTGGAGACCGGGCGCCGGCCGGGGAACAAGCGGGGAGTGGAACGGTTGGCTGCTTATCAGCGAGAGAAACCGATGGACCCGATCCGCATGCAGGCGTTTGTTTCCCGATCGACTGCAGGCAGCCCGGCCAACTTGACAGAGTGGGAACGGCAGCAGATCGAAGACGCACTGTGTACTCTTAGCGATCGGGAACGGGAGTGTTATGTGCTGGCGCATGGGGAGTGCTTCTCGTTCGAGGATATTGCCAATCTACTGGGGATTAGCAAAAGCAGCGTGGCGACGCATATAAAGCGTGCGGAGGCAAAAATATCTGAACGAGTAATGAACAGCTTATTCCTTGTGGGATAGGCTGTTTTTTGTTGATAATATCCGCCGATAAAGAAATAAACAAGTGCGTGGAGGGAATGGCATGAAATTGGACTTAAGTGCAAAAGATCCGGCGTTGACTATTATGGCACTGAAACTCGGTGGGTTCATCCTCGGAATGGTAGTTGCACTCACGATTGTGGAACTTTTCATACCCAAGCTCCTAAGGGGTATTTGTCGGGCGGCCGTCGCGCTAGGTGGCATATACCTATTTGCCATGTGGTTGAGTTAACAGAGGCTTTTTTGTCACACGAAAGCCACTGATAAGTGAAAGGATCTTTCTTTCACGAGAACCCCTCCTACCGCCTCGGAAACGGGGCGGGATCTTTACAACTAACTGCCGAATTTGATAAAGAAAAACAAAAACGCAAGGGAAAAAGAAATTAGTGTCGCTAATCGTTTGTTGATTCGAGGGAAAAGAATTACGAGGCCGAACATGGTAATAAATAACGGGACAAATGTCCAAAGTACAAAGGTCAATAACCCGCCTACTAATTTATAGCGGATAATTGGATTTCTGGCATCTTGTCAATCTCCTTTGTTTTTTCTATCGGCAAAAGCATAATGGGTTTTGATTGCGGTAAACAGTGCCAACTGAGTGTGCAAGATTATCCAATGGTTCAAGCGGGGATAAATGCTTATTGATTGACTGGTTGGCCCGGATTTCTTATCCACCTTAATACCGTGACCACAGAAGTTAAGGATTGGCTCATGGCGGAGGCCCCTGCCGAAGGAAGTGGGGAATTATAAGTAGACAACTATGCCAGTTAATTGCAAAATAGGAAAAGGGGGTGCAAATGGATAAGGTTAAAGGCGGCAAGATAATAGCAACTCTGGTCGGTCTCATCATCATTCTTTTTGTTGGAGTTAGTTTTTTTCATTATGTACCTGTACAACACCGTAAGGATGTTGTAGTTGCCTTTGTGGGTTTTTTTGGTTCTGTCATAGGTGGAGCAATCACACTGATTGGGGTAAGAGCGACCATTTCTAGTCAATACAACGCTGATAGGCTGAACAAACTACCTGATCAAATTACAAACATCTGGAAGTTAAGAAAAAAACTAATTGAAATTGAGCAGTATATAATTGCTCTGAATGATCCAGATCATATTTCGAGGGTTATTGAAACTTTTTATAATAAGAATGAAGATTGGATGACAGAGACTTCTGCAAAAGTGGATGGAGAAACCTACATAACAATTAATCGCATTTTTACATTGCTTGACGATTTTAAAGTCTATTATTCTCGAGGGGAAAAGGACGTATGGTTTCAAAACTTGACCAATTTGTTGAACTCTATAGACAAAAAAATCAGTGCATTAGAAAGTGAGTTTAAAAATTTATCATACTTATGAGGCGCCCACGCGGTGCTTTTTTTATTCCAAAACAAACTCAACCAGGTGGTGGTGGTGATGTAGTGGCACGAGCACGAAGTCCTGACCGAGACAAAGCATTTGAGATGTGGCGCGACAGCGGCGGAACGATGAAGCTAAAAGACATCGCCGATGCCTTGGGGCTGTCGGACACACAGATCCGGAAGTGGAAGAATCAAGACCGATGGGACGAACGCCTGAATAGTAACGTTACCATTCCCAAAAGTAACGTTACCAAACGTGGCGGGGCGCCAAAGGGGAATAAGAACGCCGTGGGCAACGCGGGAGGAGCTGCACCGAAAGGGAACAGCAACGCCGTGACTCACGGCTTTTTTCGTCGCATCTTTCCGAATGACGAGGAGACGCATGCCATCATCGGGGAGATCGGCGTGAAGAGCCCGCTGGACATTCTCTGGGAAAACATCGTCATCCAGTACACGGCGATTGCCCGGGCGCAGAAGATCATGTTTGTTCGTGATCAAGAGGACCAGACAAAAGTGTTGAAAAAGTTCAAACCTGGCATGTTCGGAGAAGAAATGGAGTGGGAATTGCAGCACGCTTGGGACAAGCACGCTGCCTTTCTGCAGGCGCAGTCTAGGGCGATGGCTACGCTTCAAGGCTTAATCAAGCGATATGAAGAGATGCTGGTCGCAGCGCTGTGTACCGAGGAACAACGGCTGCGCATCGAAAAGCTGAAGCTGGAGTTGGGTAACCTCCGAGGGGATACCGACGGCGATGCTCACAAGCAAAACAACGAGTATGAGGCAGCGCTGAACGCCCAGGCAAGGGATGTGTTTGCTGACGAGGTGGAAGATGATGGCGAAGAAGCGTAAACGGACAACCTCGTTCAAGTTCCAACCGTTCAGCCTTAAGCAGAAGAAACTGCTCATGTGGTGGACGGACAGAAGCCCGTATCGTGATTACGACATGGTGATTGCCGAGGGAGCGATCCGCTCGGGCAAAACTATCGCCATGATCGACTCGTTCATTACATGGTCGCTGGCTAAGCATCGACATCAGAATTTCATTGTCGCTGGTAAATCGATGGGAGCCCTTAAGCGGAACGTGCTGGAACCCATGTTTCAGATACTGACAGCAAAGGGCATCGACTATCACTATCACCGCTCTGAAAATCCGCATATCATCATTGGAACGAACACCTACTACCTGTTTGGAGCAAACAATGAAGCCAGTCAGGATACGTTACAGGGCCTGACGGCCGCAGGTGCATATCTGGATGAGGTGGCGCTTTTCCCTCGATCGTTCGTTGACCAGGCAATCGGTCGGTGTTCTGCAGAGACGGATGGCAACGGTGCGAAAGTCTTTTTCAACTGCAACCCGGCCGGGCCGTATCACTGGTTCAAGACGGATTTCATAGACAAGGCGAAAGAAAAGCGCATTTTGGTTCTCCATTTCACCATGGATGATAACCTGAGTCTGTCAGAGAAGGTCAAGGAACGATTCCGCCGCATGTTCAGCGGCGTTTTCTTCAAACGGTACATCCTTGGCTTATGGGTGATGGCTGAGGGCGTCGTTTATGACATGTTTGACGAGGCTGTTCATTTAGTGGATGACCTCCCCTCATTGTTCGATCGCCTATTTGTCGGCGGTGACTATGGGATCAATAACCCCACAGCTTTTCTGTTATGCGGGCAGAAGGGAAAAGACTTCTACGTCACTCGGGAGTATTACTTCGATTCCAAAAAAGCCGGTAAACAGAAGACGGTCGCGCAGTTAGCGGAGGACTTTCTGTCGTTCATAGGTGACGATCGACCCGAAATTATCTTTTTGGACCCATCTGCAGCAGCCTTGATTCTGGAACTGAAGCAGAAGGGTATCGCCAATATAAAAGGGGCAGACAACAGCGTAAACGACGGCATTCAGCTCGTGCAGAATCTGCTTACCGGTAACGGGGGCCGTCTTTTTGTTCATCGATCCTGCGTGAACCTGATTCGGGAATTCTACTCCTACCTGTGGGACCCGAAAGCTCAGGCAAGGGGAGAGGACGAGGTAATCAAAGAGAATGACCATGCTTTGGATGCCCTAAGATACGCATTATTTACCCAGTGGCACCTGATGCGTAAAGCGGCTGCCCGTGAAGGAAGACGTCGCGAAGGGAAAGGAGGATGGATTTAATGAGTGCTGCTACAGATAATCGGCAAGAAAGCCGGGCTCAATGGATACCCATAGGCAAGGCGGAAGAAACGCCAGTCAGTCAGCAACTTCCCGCTGACAAATTTAACGGCGACTACGAACAACACGGCCTGATCCTGCCGGTGATTACCCCTGCAGCTTATGTAGAAGTGGTCAAGCAAAGCAGTATCATTCCTCAATGCATCGATGCTTATAAGACAAATATTACCGGGTATGGCTGCGCGCTTGAATATATGCCGAACGAGTCTGACGAGACAGCGAGGGCGGAATGGGATATCGCGGAGCGGTTCCTGCTCACGGCCAATCTGGAGAAGTCTATTGAGCAACTGCTGGGCGAACTGGTAGAAGACCTTGAATCTTGTGGAAACGCCTATTTGGAAGTTTCCCGGGGCGGTGGGTTACCCGCACTGTATCGGATACCACCGCAAAACATGCGATGCACCAGCGAGGAGAAGAAGGTAACCATGAAGTACAAACGGCTCATTCAAGGGAAGGTCGAAGAGTTCACCCAAGAGAAATGGGTCCGTCGCTATGCACAAAAACGTGGGAACCACATTGTTTGGTTCCGCGAGTTCGGCGCACCGGGGAACGGTAACGAGGTTATCCATCTGAAACTCGGGAACGCAGAATATGGTGAGCCGCGCTGGTCGGGGAATACGCCAGGCATCCTTGGTAGCCGCCGGGCGGAGGAATTGAACCTCAATTACTTCCGTAACGGGCGGATGCTTTCGATGATCCTGTCGGTAATCAACGGCCAGCTCACCCCTCAATCCATCGCAGCCCTTCAGGGGGCGAAAGGCGAAAACTCGCAGGGCGGTATCCTTTACCTGGAGGTTGAGGGATTTGACAAGGGGCTTACAGGCGACGAGAAGGAAAAAACCGAGGTTAAGCTGGACAAGCTAAACGATCTGCTGCAACAAGATGCCTTGTTCATCGAGTACAACAAAGACAAAAGGAAGGAGGCCCGTTCCTCTTTCCGTCTTCCGCCAATCCTCACCGGGGAATCAGAGGACTACAACCGTGCAACTAGTGATAACGCCCGCCGGATCGCTGAGGAGCAGGTTTTTAAGCCATACCGAGACTGGTTGATGAACGAGATTTTTAACAAACGACTTTTTCCGTCCATTGGCGTCTACCGGGTAAAAGCTGTTTTGCGCGGGCCGAAAATATCTGAACCAGACGAGCGCAAAGCTATGCTCGATTATCTGGCCGACAGGGGTATTCTGGTTATCCGCGATCTCATCCCAATTGCAGAGGAAGTGTTGGGCACCGTCATCGATGAAAGCCGCTATGAGGAAGGGTATTTGGACACGCCGATTGCTCAACTAAAAGTGCCGGCAGGTTCGTTCGCGTTGCCAGCGGCAGGGATGGATCCGGAAGAAAAGTTGGCTACCGTGGCTAAGCGACTGCTCCGTGAAACGAGGATGCAACACCATGTGTGACCAATGCATTTATCAGATCGCGAAAGCCGATGATGACGACTTTCTGGACAGCCTCGACCTCACCTTCGCCGAGCGGAAGCTGCTCGAAAAACTGTACAAGGATGGGGAGGACTCCATCGCCGATATCTTGGAGAAGCAAGGCAGAGCGCTCGACGAAGCGATCCAGGAATTAAGTGACGAGCTGGCCGTCGACGACAAGGAATTGTGGAATGTAATTCTTCAGGTGCAGACCGGCGACTTCTTTCAGGAGAAGTTCGAGCAAGCTGTTTACGATGCCTTCATGCCGCTCTTTCACTTGGCGGGAGAGTCAGAGGCAGTAGGAATCAACCCAGATGCGAAGTGGGAGGCCGAGAACAAAAACGCCGGGAAGTTTGCCAAGAAACTGAAAAAGTTGGTCCCTGCCATGAACGATACATCAGCTGATCACATGCTCCGTTCCTTTAAGCGGGCCATCGAGACCGGGAAGACTCCGGCAGAGCGGGCCGTGCTTGTCAAAGAGGTAAGCAAGCAAGCTGCCAACGGTGAAGAGGGGCCATTCACCATGACCAGAGCCATTACCGTCGCGCGTACGCTTTCCACTGCAGCAGCCAACGGCGGCAAGCTGGAGGGCTGGAAACAGTCTGGCCTTGTGAAGAAAAAGCGCTGGCGCGCCGCGAACAACAAACGGACACGAAAAGATCACCGTGAAGCCAACGGCCAAGAGGTGGACATTGACAAACCGTTTATTGTGGGAGGTGAAAAGCTCATGCATCCAGGCGATCCTAGGGGAAGTGCAAAACAAATTGTCAAATGCCGCTGCAGTATGCAGGCGGTTTTTTAATTGGGAAAGGAGGTGAAAATACGTGCCGTATTTGCTGAAAGACGCAAAAATTACACACATTTCCTTGGTGGACAAGGGAGCGAATGGTCGTCCCTTTGCGATCATCAAGGAAGAGGGAAAATCACCACTCGAAAAAAGCATTCGGATAGCAAAAGCCGATAAGGCCAAACAAATCGTATATGGAGTTGTGTACGAGCCGGATGTAGAGGACGCACACGGCGACTTCATGACGGCAGAGGAGATCGAGAAAACAGCCCATGCCTTCATGGAAAGCCAGCATACTCACAACATCGACAAGCAGCACGATCTGGAAGCCGACGAGGGCTTCGTGGTCGAGTCGTACATCGCTCCTGTTGACATGGAGCTTGGCGATCAGGAAATCAAAAAAGGCTCTTGGGTCGCCTGCGTGAAGGTGACGGATGCAGAAACCTGGCAACAAATCGAAAAAGGTGAAATCACCGGCTTCTCCATGTGGGGAATCGGCAAGCGCGAGAAAGTGGATGATGCTCCTTCTGGCACCGAAGAAGAAACGGTCGAGAAGGGGCTTTTACATTCGATCGCAAAGGCCGTAGCCCGCATCATCAAGGGGGACGTCAAGGACAAGTACGAGCGGAACAAGAAACAAAACGATTTCTGGAACGCTTGGAACGCATTTGAAACAACCATCCGGCGGTATAACTGGCAGACCGATCGCTTTGAGTTTGAAAGTGATCCTGAGGTAGCAAGAGAGGCCATTCAAGATTTTGCAGAGATCCTGCAGGAGATTCTGGGTGCCAGTGACATTGCGAAGGCTATTGGGAAGCCGCCTGAACAAATTGCCAAGGCTGGGCGCAAGATCGCTGCGGCCCGGATGGAAAAGTTGAGAGAAGCCCACAACACTCTGGCCGACATTTTGGCAGAGGTGGAAGACAAGGAGGATGACGACGTGAAACCTGAAGACATCGAAAAAGCTGTTTCGGCTGCACTGACCCCAATAACCAAGCAACTGCAAGAGCTTCAAACGGAGGTTGCGGAGTTGAAAAAGGATGAAGGAGGGCAGCCGGCGGTCACGCCTGCAGCTTCAGCAAATCCGGAAGCCAACGCCATCACTGAAGCAATTCAAACAGCGCTGGAGCCGATCACCAAGCAGGTGGAGACTTTGGCAGCGGACGTACAACTGGTAAAGAACAGCCGTGGTCCAAGCGGCCAGCCCCCTGCTGATGCTCCCATTGGAAAAAGTGATGTGCCAAGCTACATTCGACTCATGAATGGAGGTCAATAAGATGACAGCAAACAACCAATTGATTTCGAAAGAACAGCAGCTTGCAACCATCCGCAAGTCGATCGATCTGACGATGCCGAAAAAAGAGGCGGAAGCGTTCATCGTCGACACGCTGAAGAAGGCGACCACGCTGCCGAAACTGAATACGAAATACACGGACGTTCCTGCGGGTAAACTGCCAAGATTGAAAGTGAAGTCCCGACAGATTCGGGAGCATACCGGAACGGAAACCCCGAACGGAACAGGCGGTATCGAGACTCCAGAAGTGCCGTATGCAGTGAAAAAGGTTTTCTGGGATGAATGGCTGAAAGACGATGACGTATGGTATAACAACACGGCCCGCGGGGACGATGTTGAAACCAAAACCATCGATTTGGTTCAGGGACAGTTCGGGGTAGACATGCAAGATTTGCTGTTCAATGGCGATACAACCGCTAAGCTGGCCGATGGTGTTACTCCGGATCCGTTCCTGTCCATTCTGGATGGATTTGTGAAGAAAATGAAAGTGTCCACGTTGAAAACAGACTTGGGCACGAACGAGCCAACCATCGACGATTTCGTCAACCACGTCCTGCTGCTTGACGAAAAATACTTGAACATGACCGACTTGACGTGGATTATGCCTCGCCGGACCTATCAGAAGCTGGTCGCACTCATTCAAAAGCGGTCTACCGCATTGGGTGACGTCACGCTGGTCAACGGTAAGCTGACGGAGATCGCTGGATACCCGATCGAGGTAGTGCAGTCCCTGCAAACCGGTTTCGTGGCCCTGACGCCATTGAGCAACCTGGTGCCGGTATTCACTCGTGACCTGCGATACAAGCGGACTGCAGACGGCGCGACGGCTGCGATCAAGGATGCAACCTACCACATCCTATTTGGGTACGCAGATGCTGCTGTTCTGGAAACAGAAGCCGTTGCCTGGATGACAGGTAGCAAACTGTAAGAGGGGGATGCATGATGCCGAAGGTTAAATACAAGCATGAGAAAGGCGCTCTGCATATCGGTGGAGGGCGCTTTTTCTATGCAGGAGAGGCCTACGAGGTTTCTGATGAAGAAGCAAAAGCGTTGACCGAAGCGTTCGATGACCTCGAAATCGTGGAAGAGAAAAAGTCTGGCCGGGGAGGCGGACGCCATGCTGACGCCGGTGAAGGTAAAGCAGCAGAGTAGCACACGAGCCGTTCAGGAAATGACACCTGAGCGGATTTCCTATCTCATTGACGAGGCCAAGGTGCGCATTGAGTTGTTCACGTCCCGACCATTCGTAGACGATGACAGTCGTCTGGAAGTCGCTCATTTCCGCCTTGTTGAGGCCATGGCCCTGACAGACAACGACGAGGTGCTTGGTGCAGAGGCACGCGGGATTACGTCGGAATCCGACCAGGGCTACTCATGGTCAGTTGAACGGGCCGCGGTGACGACGGGGAGCCCGCTGGTCGACTCCCTGCTGCGGCAGTGGATGAGCTTTACAGCGGAGACAAGCGACGGGGGGAACGTGCGGGCGATGATCCTATGAGGCATCGAATGAATGATCAGATCATTGTGAAACGAACGGAAACGGCTCAGGATGGGCGAAACAGGATAGGTCTGGTTGAGTTACCCTCCCGAACGGTAACGGGGTGCATACGGGCCGTAGAATCGTCCTGGCAGCGTCCTTCCAATGCCGACCCGGTGACATGGGAATACAAGGCGTCCATCGGATTCCGGTTGGGAGAGGATGTCCGGAAGGATGATGTTCTGGAAATCCCCGGTCGTGGTGACTTTGTGGTGGTGGACGTGACCCCGGGACGACGTTTCCTGTCTGTGGTCGCCATTCAAGAAAAGCGGGGGGCGGAGGATTGAACTTTCGTCAATTTGAAGAGCGGTTGAGGAAGTTGAACCAGGACGTTCCGAAGATCATCCAAGGCATCGTTTACAGACTTGCCGAGGAACTTCTCAACCACGTAATCGATGAGATCAGCCGTCAGGACTTGATTGACACCGGTGCCATGTGGCAATCCTTCACGCAAGGCGGCGACGGGAACGTTTGGGAGTTTGACGGAGACCGCAACGCCCTGACGCTTGAAGTCGGTTCAAACCTGACATACGCGGAGTACATGAACGACGGATACACAATCGAGAAAGGCTATTTTGTTCCGGGTTATTGGCAGGCCAATGGCGGATTCGTTTACGATCCCGACGCGAAGACGGGATTCTGGGCCCGGCCCCGTTCCTTCATCGGACGCAAATACTTCGACATCGCTCTGGAGAACTTCAAGGGCGGCATGCAGGCTCTCATCGAAAAACTGCTACAGTCAGAACTGGAAAGGCTGGTGAAGTGATGGACCGCGAACTCTCTTGCATGATCGATCTGGTAAACGAGGCGTATCCGGAGCTCCCCATCCTGGACAGTCTCGACGAGTGGCTGGTCGCGAAGTTTAACCCGCCAATCGCATTCATCCAGACGCAAGGGGTGACGGAAAGAGGAAATACGCTCACGTCCTACAAAGTGATCGCGGATGCCGGTATCGTGCTCCATAACCCGAAGGTGAACGGAGTGTACCAGCCGATCAGCACAGAACCTTTCCAGCAATTGCTGCGAAAAGAACGGTACAGCTACCGAGGGAAGACGGACGGGCTCTTCGTCAACATTGACAGCACGTCATTCCGTGTTCGCTCGGAGCGCAAAGACAGGACCGAGATCACCTTCCGATACGAGTACACCGTGCCGATTCCGAAGGATACTGCCAAGAAAATCAACACATTTGACATTGAGGGGGAATGGACCTGATGGCACCAAAACCAAAGGCCGTCGAATCCTCTGAGATCAAGCGCACCAAACAGGACTGGATCGAGAGCGCTGCACACCTGAAGGCCGAAAGGTTTGAGGTGGCCGGCGCTCTCTTTGATGTAAAGGACGACCAACTGATCTCCGAGGATGAGGTCAAACAAAAATTGAGCAAATACAAAGGCGGTGACAACCGATGACGATTCAACGACAAAGACCCGGGGTCACGGTCGAACTCATTGCAAAGGCACAAGAGCGCGTGCTCCCAACAAGCGGCGTCGTGCTGGTCCCGTATCAGGCTGAGTGGGGAGCCCCCAACACCATCGTACGGATGACGGGATACGAAGAGCGCTATAAAGAAACGCTCGGTCTGGTCGACACAATCGAGCTGGCTGCAGAGGGCGGTGCTACCGTCCTCGGATACCGTGTAACAAACGGGAACGAGACTGCTGCAAAGTACGTGCAGGACGGCGCAATCGAAATCGCGGCTCGTTACCCCGGAACCTACGGAAACAACCTGCGCGTGACCATTCTAGCTTCCTCCGCAGAGCCCGGGAAAAAGGAGCTGCAAGTAAAGGACGCGACAGGCATCCTGGAAAAGTTTTCGTTTGCCGATGCTACAGAGCTGGTGACGAAAACAGCTTCTTCTGACTTTGTGCGTGTAAAGAAGCTGGGGGACACGGCGGTCAGCGACGTAGCGGACGCGCAGTTTACGAACGGCGCCTCCGGTAACGCACCACTGACAGCTGCGGACTTTACGAAAATCTTCAACGCGGTTTCCGGATCGGACTTTGATGCGATGTATCTCCCGTCTGACGACGCGGCGGTTCAAGCAGCGGCGAAACAGTTCATCGCGGACCGTCGCGCTCTCTCGAAAAAGTTGAGCACGCTGGTCATCGGCGGCAAAGAGGCCGATGACGCTGACATGACAAAGCACACGGAACGCTCCGTCTCCATGAATGCGCGGTACGTGGTCAACTGCGCAATCGCGGGCACCCACAACAACGGAAAGGACTACAACAGCTCGCAGTGGGCCGCCTGGGTGGCGGGCATGCTCGCTGCCACACCTGCAGATCAGTCCCTGACAGCTGTCATTGTCCCCCTGAAAAAAGCCAAAAAGGATTGGGGACACAACGAGATCCTGAACGCGCTCAGTACCGGCACGTTGATCGCTACACGCGACGGGGACGTGTACATCATCGAGAGCGCCGTCAACACTCTTTCTACACTGGGTCCGAATGACCGGGAGGACTACGGGAAGATCCGTGTTTCCATGACGCTCGACCAGATCGTGAACGACATCACCGCTGTAGGCAAGAAGTACAAAGGGAAGCTGGACAACAACGACCTGGGCGGCGCCACCTTCGTCGGTGCGGTAAAGGCCTATATGGAGGTACGCGAGCAGCAGGGGGCCATTGACGCCGGATGGTCCTTCACGGACAAGAAAAACGGAACCGGCGACCGCCGCGGCTTCAAACTGTCGGCGAGACCTCTGGATGCCATCGAAAACTTTGACGTCGAGTGGGAGGTGCTGTAATAGATGCAACGCGACATTAAGCTGAAAAACTGCCAAGTGTACGACGACAACGGTGATCCCATCGAAGGAACGCTGGAAGGCCGCGTCGTTTTGAAAGTACAGTACGGCGACGTGAACCGGTTGCAGAAAGGGCCTGTCCAGACCGTTGACAGCTGGTACAACGAGGTTACGCTCCGGATCTCCTCGGTCAATGCCGCGCTGAAATACTACTGCGTGGACCAGCTGACGAAAGGCAAAACGCCGGTCCTTCCGTTCATCATCGGTGAAACGCTCGACAAAGAAACAGGCAACGCGGAGCGCGTGCGGATCTCCGACATCTACCTCAACCCTGAAGAAATCACGCTCTGGGAAGCAAAGGCGGAAGGCAACGATAACGCCACGTACGAGATCAAGGGTCGCAGCAACAAGCCAGCTGACTTCATCGACAAACTGCCTGATTACGAAGAATAGGGGATGAGCATATGAGCAAGTTGGAAAAGTTTCTGGCGAAAGCCTCTGAACCGGTACAACGCAAAGAAATCACCGTCGATATTGACGGTGACGAGTGGAAGGTTCGCCAACTGACGCTGGTAGAACTCCGTCAGTGTGAGCGAATGGCCGACCGAGGCGACAAGATCGACTGGTATCGCTATAACGACGCCCGAATTGTGAAAGCCACCGAGCACGACTTCCCGTGGAGTGACATGGCACTGCTGAAGGCCTACGGTGCGGCGGACAAGTTCGAACTTCCAGCCAAACTGTTTGAACACACCCCAGACGGGTACACGAAGCTGCTGGATGCTGTCCGCCGAATGAACGCGGGGCAGACTGAGGCGGATGCGGTGGAAGAAGCAAAAAACTGATAAGGACCGACGGTGAAGCCTGGCACATGTGTTACGCCTACTTGAAAGGCAGGGGACTGCCGTCGGACCTTCTCGACATCGACGTGGATTCGTACAAGCAAAAGCTGTTTATCATGGCGTGCCAGGTCTACGAGATCGAAGAAATGGAGAAGCATCGAAATGATTAGCTTCTCCCTTCTCCCGAGCGGGTGACGGCTGGGGAGTGGTCGAACAATGTCGTTTGTTCCCGAATTGTTTGCAATGACTTGAAAAATGTGCTGAGGTAGAATGGGGACGAGGGGGAACTTATGAAAAAATTATACACTATTGTGGTTTTACTCATTTTCACATTTGTGATTTCGGCTTGCTCAAGTAAAAGTTCAACATCTACTGTAGTTGAACCAACAGATCAACAAAAAGCAGTGGAACAAAAGAATTCAAACGAAACACAAAAGCTTGTAATTAAAAAGTATGCCACTGATATTTCAGGTCCCATTCAATCTGCGGCTTTAGCATTAAGTGAATTCGATCAACTTAGAAAAAACGTGTCTTCGCAGATAATTGGAACGGATGTGTTTCTAGCATCGACCAGGGAGATTGGTAGTCGATTAGACAAATCCAAGCGAGAATTAGAGTTAATCGAAGTCTCTGATGATTTGCCTGATGACTTGAAAGCATCACATCAGAGTATGATTAGAATAGTTGGGGGGATGTCGGATTCGATTTGGGGTATTTTAGATTCGTTCGAAAAAAATGACGTTGAGAAACTGAGAGAGAATATGGAAAAGCTAAACGGTTTTGGGCAAGAAATAAATAAACATGCAGAAACACTAGGTAAATATGCACCAAAATAAGCATCCAGACTTGGGTGCTTTTTATTTTGGAAGGGTGAAAAAATGTCAAAAATAACAGCTTTGTTTGAAGCGAGAAACCAAATATCTCCGGAACTGATAAAAGTCCAGCGCGAAGTTCAGCGTTCACGTCAGGCTATAGGCGGTCTCGATGACGAAACGAAAAAAGCCCTTCAAAGTATCGGACGAATGGCGGATGCATCAGAAAAAAGTGCAAGAAACATGGTGCGTGAACTCGAACGTGCCCAACGAGAGGTGCATGATTTAAGATCGGAATTGAATCGGTTAGGCAGCATGAACGAGAAGCCACGGGTCGAAGTTGATAACCAAGCCACTCAGGAAATATCAGATATTCGTCAACAACTTCTCGGTCTAGGCGGGATCACAGCGGCTGTGACGATCGGATCGAATGTAGGAAACATGATGTCCGAAGCAGAGGCGGCATTCCGAGAGCGTGCTCTCTACGCTGTCAAAGGCAAGACGCAACAAGAGATGGAGCTTTTCGATCGGAAAGCAAAAGAACTATTGTTGAATAATCCGTACATGAACCGGGCAGAAGCGATGGCGACTCTTGCAAAAAGCGAACAGTACAACGGGAAGAATGCGGGCGCGTATGCAAACACAGCTACAAAGCTGGGAGTGACCACCCGATACACTCCGGAAGAACACCTGAAAATGATGGCCGTTCTTCGGGAGAATACCGGGGTTGATGACGCTAACCGACTCGGCAACTCTTTGCAATACATGAGCAATAACCTGAAAGACTTCAAAGAGGAGTTTGTTGATTCCATCATCGAGTACAGTGTTCAGACAAGTAAGTTTCTGGATACCCCGGAAAAAATGGCAGCCCTAGTCGGTGAGATCGGAAAAATGGAGATCTGGTCAGTCGACAAAGCGTTTGACACTCTGAAAGAAACCACTATCAAGCTAACGAACCAAGGCGACCTGACAAACGTCCTAAAAACGGGGTACGAGACGCAGGGTATGAAAACGGAAAAAGCCCTAGAATTAGCCACCAAAGAGGCTGCAGAGATCAACAAGTTGATACACTCTGAAAATCGGGCTGACAATCAGGCAGCTATGGGGCGCATGATGCTCACGCTTGCTACAATTCAGGACAAGAACGTAAGACAGCAGATTCTTAATGAACTCGGCGCCGGTCCCGGAGAGGATCTTGGAAAACACTTCGCCCCCCTGCTGGAGTACTCTGGAAAGTTGGCGACGGGTCAGATCAGTCCACAAATAGGAGACGAGTTAAACCGCGCGTACAAACTCGCCACCGAGAACAACCCGCTCTTTGAATATCAAAAGCAGCAAATTCAAGCAACGCAGGCGATCATGGATTTGGGGACGAAATTAACCCAGGATGTAACACCGGCACTGACTTCTCTGGCAAATGGTGCTCAGATTGTAGCGGATAAATTTAACGTTATACCTGACGTTGCTCGTTACGGGCTCGAAATATCTGCTGTTACGGTGGCCATTGGGATCGGAGGGTTTATGCTGATCAAATCCGCAACTGCCCATCTACGCGCAGCCCGGGCATTGGAAGCAGCCGCTAAGTCTATCGGCGGTGACAGCGGGCCCGACATCGGCGGTAAGAAGAAATGGTGGAACCCGAAGTCGTGGAGAAAGCAGGCACCAGAACCGCCGGTCCGAAAATGGATGTCATCAGCAGACGCAAAGCGCGCGCTTGACGGTCTGGCTCCGGTAGAGGAGACCGTCAAAAAAGGGCTTCTTGGCGGCATGAAAGACCGACTCTCCAGCATGTTGCCTACGCGAGAATCGCTGAAAACTTTTGGGGGATCGGCCCTGAAAAAACTGCCGTACCTCGGCGCCCTGATTGGCGCCGGTCAGATCCTGACGGCAGAGGATAAGGCGGCCGCGGCCGGAAAAGTAGGATCAGAGGCGCTCGGTGGATGGGGTGGAGCGGCGACCGGCGCTGCTATTGGCTCGATCATCCCCGGTATCGGTACTGCCGTCGGAGCTGCCGTGGGCGGCGTCCTCGGTGCCTGGGGCGGGGGTGCCATATTCGATAAGGCGAAGGACTGGTGGGGACGTCAACCTGCGGAGAAACCACCGGTGCCGAAAGCAGCCACTCCTGCCGTAGCAAACAAGCCGACGACCGTCACCATGAACCCCGAAATCAAGATCGAGCTGCATGCTGACGGTATTCTCCAGGACGTGCCCAGCATGCTGAAGATGCTTGATTCGCCACTCGTTCAAAACAAGATCACCAACGATGTTCAGAAAGCGTTCATCAGAGCGATTGATACCAGCGGCGGCGTCCCAACTCGTATGGGGGGTGTTCCGAAGTGATTCGACTACAGGGTAAGTATCGCCTGACATTTCCCGTCACTCCCGGAGAGATCCAGTTCCGCGGCTTCGGAAACGAGACAGAGACCACTACCTCGATCGTGTTAACCTCAAAGACAAGACCCACGGGGAGACGGCCGAAGGTCGTCTCCTTTGATTTTGTCCTACCGGGGGATCCGACAGCTGACTACATCGAGGTGGAAGGCTATCAGGGGCCGCGCCCGTGGTTGGCGGGACTGGACCGCCTGAGCGGCTCTGAAGTGCTGCTCACGATCGACGAGCTTGACCTCGCGTGGAATGTCATCGTTGGCCCTTGTGACGGTAGGTTCGTGGGGCGGAACGTGGATTTTCATGGAACGATCGAGCTGCCTCTTTTTATCAAAGAGGAGTTCATTACCTGGACCAACTCGAAAACACTGCTGGAAGTCTCTAAGATCATCGGGCAAATGTCAAAAAAACGCCCCAACACTTCCGGCAAGAAAGCGAAGAAAACGACCACCACCGGATCCCTTGTAAGCCAAGCGATTCAGGCGGAGCAGAAACGCCGCATCGAGTCGAAGTTGGCCGCGTTTCGTGCTAGTCGACTGTCATGAGTTGAGGTGAGAGCATGAGAGTGATCTACGGAAAAGGATCAACGCGAATCGAACTCACCCCATCTGCTCTGGAATTATCGTGGTCATCATCCCGCGGCCAGATCGCCCAGACGTGCGACATCCGAATCAAGGAAGCCCCGCAGCTGGAGGCCGCCGGATTCCTGATGCTGTTTGCGAAGGACTTGAACGAGAGAGACCAGTTTTTTCACGGGACCATCATCCGCCCGGAACGCGATGACAAAACGCTCGACCTGCAGGCCAATGCGTATGAGATCGCCTGGTATCTGGCCCAGAACGACGTGAGCCGACCAAGGCTGAACGGTGACGCAGGCAAGGAGCTGGAGCGGATCATCAAAGCGACGGGCATAAACTTTAGCTGTCCGGCGTTCGGGTTCAACGTAAAAGACCGCCTCCCGACTCAATCCTACTCCGCACTGTACACCAGCCTGACGGAGCAAGCGTACGAGAAAACCGGCATACGCTACTTCGTGCAGGCCCAGCGCGACAAATTGTATGTCCTTCCGGAAGGAGGGAACACTTACGTCCCAATCCTGCGAGCGACCATGCTGGAGAAGAGCAGTGCCGGCGAAAACCTGGAGGGCGTGTACACGGTCGTCACCGTGGAGAGGTACAAAGGGGACCAGCAACTCGGCAGCGTGACAAAAGAGGACAGCAAGCTGATCAAGCAGATCGGTCGCATGCACAAGATCATCGACGCGGGCGAGAGCACCGATCTGAGCGGCATCGCGTCTCGCCAATTGAACACGCTCTCGAAGATCCCGAAAACCCGATCGATCACGGTGCATCATTCGGACCCCGGAGCCGCGAAGATCCGCGCCGGGTGGATGATCAAGATACTCGAAAAAGACAACAAAACGACAACCGACTGGATCGTGACGTCCTGCAATGCCCATTGGAAGGGCGAGGAGTACACGATGGATCTACAGCTGGAGAGGAGGGGGTAAGCATGCATGAGGCTGTTTCGATGTTATTGGGGAGGGCTCGCCACGGCATCACGGACACGCAGGTAGAGTTCGGTACACTGATCTCGGCTTCCCCCCTGTCGATCAAGTTGGACGAAGACCCTGAACCGTTGGAACCGGACGAGCTCGTCAAACTGAAACGGGACGAGATTACTGTTCTCGACGTAGGAAAAAAATACGCGTTGCTTCGCTGCACAAGCGGACAGTACCTGATACTGGGGGAGGTGGGGTAGGTGTTTCCGGAATTGAACATCACCGACGCGGATCTCGCCTCTCCTGAAAATCCGCCGATCCCGTGGACCTACAAAATGGATTGGACCACACGCCAGTTTGTCACGGGGCCGGACGGCAGGCTCCTGAAAACCGAGACCTATCAGGAGTACCTGGAGGAGATCGCAAAGAAAATCTTGAACACCAAGCGCTTTGCATACGAGATCTACACAGATAAAATGGGCGTCGATTTCCAGAACGACGTGGGGAAAATGCGCGCACTTATTTCGCTGCCGGTGATCAAAACACAGGCAGAAGAGGCGCTGGAGGCGCACAGCGAGGTTGACCGCGCAGAGGTGCTGGATATTCGCTTTGAAGATGACTCCATTCGTTTCTCTCTCCAGATCGAAGGAGTACGCGGCACGCTGAAAACGGAGGTGAGTGCATGGCGGCGATTGTAAAACCTGAAATGCCCTTGGTCCGCGAAACACCTGACGAGGTTTACCAGCGGATCGTAAACAACCTGACGGAGATCGCACAAGCGCGCGGAGAATCTCCTCCTGCCACAGAAGAAGGGGAGATTTTTTACGACCTGCTGTACCCGGTCGCAAAGGAAATCAGCGAACAACAGCAACTGCTGGAATACGCATTCCTACAAGGATTTTTACCCTGGGCTGACGGAGAGTACCTGGATGCACACGGCGTTTTTCTTGGCCTCCCCCGGAAGGTCGGGGAGCTTGATGACCCATATCGGGAGCGTCTGATCCAACGCGCCCGTACTGAAGAAGGAAACGGGCGACGTCAGGACTATGAAGCGTGGGCGATGGCGGTCAACGGAGTGGGTGGGGCGATTGCACTTGAAAAGCAGAGACATGACCTTTCGATCGACATTTACATCACGGACATTAACGGTCAACCAGCGACGCAGGCTTTTGCTGAGCAGGTAAAAGCCGCGCTGGAGCCAAAACGTATCGCGCTCCATGACCTGCAGGTTCACCCGGCGACCGTGTTTACCCTGACGGTTTCCGTGACGTTGATCCTCACTTCGGGTGCTGTTCTGAGCGATGTCACCGCCTTGTTGACCAGCCGTATAAAAGAATACATCAAAGGGCGCACGAATCTGGTGTATCAGCAGATCGCAGCGCTCTTCTTTGTTGATGGGGTGGAAGACTACTCTAACTACACGCTGAACGGCGGTACCGGAAACGTGACCGTACCGGGCGGGCAGGTTGTCTCCCTCAATTTGGTGGTGAACACATGATCATAGAAAAATACCGGCGAATGCTGCCGCCCTACTGGTATGAAAACAAGATCGCCGAGTACCACTTCGAGGCGGCGGATCTTGAAATCTCCGAACAGCTGCAAAAGATCAACAAGCTGCGGGATCAGTTTTTCCCGATGACGGCCACCTACTCACTGGATGTCTGGGATTGGATCTACTTCGGGAGGAAGCAGTTCATGCCGGACGAACAGCGACGTCAAGCCCTGAAGGAGAAGTATTGGTCCCGGGTCTCGTTTACACCCGCCGTACTTCGAAACCTGGGGCTCGACGCTTCCACCCTGAAGATCGTGACTGTAGAGGAGCTGTTCACTACCAAACGCATCCGGTACACCTTCAGGCAAGAGGATACCGTCGATCTCAACAAGCTGGTGACGTCGTTTGAGAAGATCCGACCGGTTCACGCGGTAGGAATCGACCTTCGATTTACAGGGGGCGAAACAGTCCAGCTGGTGGATACCGTTACGATTTCGACCAAGCGGTACCGCACTGTAAGGGAGATGCGCGTAGGTCTAGCCCCGATGATGAGAGGAAGTGAGGTCGTTGTATGATACATGACGACTATTTGCAACTGGTGGCCCAGGACGTTCAAAGCCGGGCCTCCATGGTGACGCTGAACGACACCACGGACGTTCCGGTGGCGCAGGTTTCCGTCGCTGGAAAGGTCGTGACAGTCCGGACGGGGACCATCCAAAATGTGACCGCGGTGACGAATCTGAAACTGAAAACGGCCGATGGTAAGGTGATAGTCAACAAGCCGGTCAATATCACTATGCCCGCAAACCAGCAATTTGACTTCACCTTTACGATCGAGGCGAAAGGAGGAACGACATGACCTATCAAGCAAAGAAGAACTGGGGACCCGACGATCCGGTCATGGAAACGGACTATAACCGAATTGAGACGGGGATTGAGGATGCGCACCAGCTAACCAAAGACCTGGCGAACGAACTCGGCGGCAGCTTCGTTGTCTCCGGCCTGACTTTCAACTATTCCGGGTTGACTGCAACTTGGGCGGCTGGTGTCGCTTACGTGAAGGGGCAGCGGTTCTCTGTTCCAGCCGGATCGATCGCGCTCAACGCGAATCAAGGGCAGTACATCTACCTGGACACTGACGGCGCAATCAAGAAGTCGACGTCACAAGCGGTTGCTGACGGCGTGTGCCCCCTCTGGTACTTCACGACAAACGCTACGACGGTACTCTCTTATACCGATCGTCGGAATATCTTGAATGAAACTCTGACAGTCGATCAGGCCCAGGCCCCATCGAGCAACACTGCGAAATGGCCTAAATTCCTCTCATTCTTCGCCAACCGATTTAAGGCGATCACCGGAGAATCAGACTGGAAGACCGATCCTGTAAAAACGATAAAACAGCTGTGGGCGGATCTTTCTGGTCACATCGCCGATACCGTATCGCATATCACCGCCGCGGAGCGGTCGGCATGGAACGCAAAATTAAGCAACACGATTAACCAAGACATTCAAATGACAGGTGACTTCGAAATCACCGGAATGATAACCGAACGCTCAACATACGCAAATGTCCATCACAATCTTGCTTCACTGAAGGGTTTGGCATCACTAGAAACTGGTTGTATTGTCATCGAAACTACCATACCTTTTGGTACGTCCGTTATGGGCATGGTGGAGATAGATATTTATGAATATAACACAACAACCACCGTATCAAAATTAGTGGTCGGTTTCTATAGTGGGAACGCAGGGGCGGTACAGGTTGGTCAGCAGGGCCACGTACTGATTGGGAACCGGAGACTACGCGTTCGTCTGGCCAACAAGTCGGGAAAGGTCGCTATCATCATTGGCGAGACTACCGACTCCTTCTCATATCCACAGGTAGTAGTAAGTAAAGCGACATTGACATACTCAAACCTATCTAACATGACGTATCGTGAGGGATGGTTGATTACCAATAAAGTCACCGACTTGACTGCCTACGTCAATCAAGTGGAATCCACCGATCGGACTGGATTGGCCCTAAAGACAGATTTTGATGCTCACATTGGGTCGGGTGGTGCCTCTCACGCCGTAGCCACAACCACCGCCGCCGGGTTTATGAGTGTCGCCGACTACACCAAGTTGCAAGGAATCCAGGCCGGGGCGGAGGTCAATCAGAACACATTCGCAACAATCGCCGTAAAGAACAACGCCGGAACATCGAAGGGTAGCGTGGCCGCAGATTCCAAGCAGGACACAGCGACATTAAGAGAAGGAACGGCTATCCTCATGACGGCTGATTCTGCAACGGATGAAATCACGATTTCCGTTGACACCACGCAATTCGCACCTGCGGCACACGTTGGGGCCGGGGGTGCGGCGCACGCCGTTGCAACGCCGACAGCCGCCGGGTTCATGAGTGTCCCCGACAAGACCAAGTTGGACAGTGTTGAATCAGGGGCAAAAGCACGCTTCTTCAAGGAGTTACTAGGTTATAACAAGGCACTCGGGGACGTAGTGATTTCATCTAATACGACCGATGCTAATAGCGTCCTTCGGTACAACAACTTAACGATCAACGCAGGCGTCACGTTAACCCTTAGTGCTGGTGTAACGATCTTGTATGTTGCTGGAACCCTCACCTTAAATGGCGTCATCTCGGTAGACGGCAAAGGTGCATCCGGCGGTGCGGGTGGCAGGGTCGCATCCGGTGGTGCGGGCGGCGCTGGAGGCGGTATTTTGCTCGTCATCGCTGAAAAGATCGTCGGATCAGGGAAAATAACAGCGAATGGATCAGATGGCGCAAATGCAACAGGAGCCTATACCGGGACGGCATACACCGCCGGTTTTGATGGGACAGCAGGTTCTCTATTTGGATCAACTTTAGTTTCAGGAAAAGGCGGAGTCAATAACCCCCCTGTAAGTAATGACACGATGGACTACAGTTCAATCAGCAAGGCCATCGAATGGTTTTCGGCAGACGCACTTGACCTATCTGTGAGTGATGTAGGCTCTGCTGGTGGTGGCGGTGGGAATAGTGGCGGATTGCAAAAATGTACAGGGGGTAACGGCGGTTCAGGAGCGCGAGGTGCAGGCGGCACAGGCGGGTATATGTATTACTCCTCCACTTCTGGACTGACAACCCCACAAAGTTCTTCCGGTGGAGGCGGAGGCGGGGGCGGACTCGTGGTGGTCTACTCCCAAAACGCAATACCCGCGATCACGTTAGAAGCAAAAGGTGGAAAAGGTGGGGACTCATATGGTACCAGCGGAGGGACCACGTACTACGGAGCTGGTGGAGCTGGAGGTGGCGGCGGCCAAGTGATCATTGCTGCACCGAGTTCCTCAGCCACCGTGAACGTTTCTGGAGGAACGCCAGGAAGCAACGTTGTCCCATCGGTGGCACCTACAACCAATACGCCGCCAACCGTCGGAAGCGCCGGCGCTTCAAAATTTATACAGATCACCTAAAGGAGGTATCGAAATGTTTGCTCAAGTTGACAAGGATGGTCAGATCTTGCAGATCGCTGAGGGATTTGAAGAAGCGCCTTTTGGTGACGCAGTACTTATTCCCGATGACCAATCCCAAGATATAGCCAAAAATCCAAGCCACTACATCCATCAGAACGGTCAATTTATTTTGACAGAAGCGCATCTAAACACAATAAAGCAGCGAAAAAAAGTTGAACTGGATGCGGAGTGCAACCGTGCTATCCTCGCAGGTTTCACTTCTGCAACTACCGGACACTTTTACAAGTTCGACCAAGAAGCACAGGACAATTTCAGCCAGCAAAGCACGCTGTTACTTCTGAAGCCAGACATTTCGGAAGTCTACTGGAAGACGGAAGATGCCGGGATAGTCCTCCACACCCGTGATCAGTTTATCAACGTGGTATTCGAAGCCGGGCAGCACAAACAGCAGAAAATCGCCAAGTATTGGACACTAAAAGCACAGGTTCAAGCTGCGACGACAAGAGCAGAAGTCGATGCAATCAACTGGTAAGGAGGCGAGGCGTGTGGATCTAAGACGCTTCGACCTCCTTTTTGTTAAGGGGAAATCGCTTGTCGGACGCGTGATCGAAGAAGTTACGCGCTCCCCTTATTCCCATGTTGCGATCGCCATCGATGACTGGCATGTCGTAGAGACGGACTGGCGATACCCGTTAAAGATGCGGCACATTACGTACAGGCCATCTGAATACGACGTGTATCGTTACAGGGAGCCTTTTAAGATGTATCAACTGGTCAATATGGAGTTTTTCCTGCGCGGCTGTCTGAACGCACCATATGACCTCCTGCAGAGCCTGACGAACGGCCTGCACATTCTCACCGGTCTGCCGATCCGTGACGCTCCCAGACGAATGAACTGTTCCGAGACAGTGGACAAGATGTACAAGGCAGCAGGAATTGATCTCTGCCCGGAGGTTGACGGCCACGTAACCCCGGGCGATTTGTCTCGATCAGACAAACTTTGCAAGGTCAGTTTTGGGAGTGATAACACTCCCTTCATTTTTGCCCCGTAAGGAGGAAATGTCATGACAGACTCTGCAGTTACGCGCCTGCATGAAAGAGTGGATGAACACGCGACACGTCTGGGGCAGCTTGAGGGATGGGTGAAGAGCCTGCAAAGCATCCAGCAACGACAAGACGATCGCATCGAGAAAGTAGAGCAGACCAACCAGCAACTTTTGTTGTCCGTAGCTCAAGTTCAGAACCAATTGACCAGTTTGGAGCGTCATTCTATCAGCCTTGAGAAAACCATCATTGAAGAGAGCAAGGAAAATCGAAAGATCATTTCTCAACTGCTCGATTACGACCAAAAGAGAGACGAACAGATGGTTAATGCCAGCGAAGCAGATAAAGGCAGGCGGTATGAACTCTTCTTAAAGGTGTGGAGTATTTTGGGGCCGGCTATCGCGGCCGGTCTGACAGTCCTGTTTGGGGGAGGAAAATAAAATGCGACTCATCATCCCAGGCGCGCGCGTGGTCGACGTTCGCGTCTCTTTGCCGCGGCACCCGGTGCTTAAATACAGGAGTCGTCGGCTGGAGGACATCCGGTCGGCGGCGATCCATCACTCGCTGACAAAGACGGGGACACCGGAGGCGTTCGCAAACTTCCACGTGGGCACCAATAAATGGCCCGGCATCGCCTACACGTTTGTCATCCAAAAAGATGGAACCATCTACTGGTGCAACGATCTGGAAGCGATCAGCTATCATGTGGGCGACAGCAACCGCCACGCCCTGGGGATTTGCTTGATTGGCGACTTCCGGGTGCAGCTGCCTACACCAGCTCAGATCTACGCAGTATATCGCCTATTGGAGTACCTGCAGGGTACCCTTCCAAACATGAAGCAGATCCTCGGTCACCAGGAGTACCCCGGCTACGCATGGAAAAACTGCCCCGCATTCTCTATGGAATGGTTCCGCGTAGGTTATACACAGTTCTTGAAAAAACCTGTGGACAGACCTGTGGAAAAGTCAGCTGACGTGCCGGTTGCAATCGTTTTGAACGGCAAAACTCTCCCCTTCACCGGCTTCCTGCAGGACAGTGTTTCCATGCTCCCGGTGCGAGCGGTGGTGACGGCTGCCGGCGGCAAGCTGGAGTGGATCGCAGCGTCGAAGGACGTGCGCGTGAACGGAAAAGACTTGCACGAAAAGATCGTGTCCGGATCCGCCTACGCTCCTGCGCGTGAGCTGGCAGCTGCCCTCGGCCTGACGGTGGTATGGGACAACAAAACAAGAACCGTGAACTTGAAAGGATGTGTGTGACATGGAACAATTCGTACATGAGATTACGAACGGCCTCGTCAGCCTGCTCGCTCTCCTGGTACTGGTTGCGATGACGGAGCTGCGTAAGCGCGTGCTAGGGTGGATTGATGCCCGTAAGAGCACGGCTGAGCGTGAGTTCCTCTACAAGCTCGCGCAGGAGGGCTTCGCCCTGGTAGAACAGACGATGAGCGAGGCTGCATCCGGCAATAAAATCGCTGCGGCATCTGCATACGTGTCACGCCATCTGGAAGCACGGAAAATCAACGTCAGCCACGAAGAAGTGCGCGCAGCCATTGAGCGGTTCGTGACCGAATACAACAAGCACAAAAAGTGACCTCCTCCCCCATCCGTTCTGCGGGTGGGGGCTTTTCTATTTTTTGGAATAGTTATATGATAGAGAAAAAGGCGGTGAAACTATATGTCTCATTACGTGTTGAAAGATGACGGAGAACGCGGCACACCTGCTTTGGTGGATGGTGGTCCGGGCTGGAACACTTCTGTGTTGTCGCATTGCGACGAGTGGAACATGCAAGAAGGGCCAGGCTGGCAGCTACACCAAGACGGTCCGGGCTGGAAGTTTGATAACGGCCCCGGATGGTCTCCACTGTTTTTTGATGGAGGGCCAGGATACGATCGTATCTCACTTGATTCCGGCCCCGGGTATGATCGACTCTTATTTGACGATGGACCTGGATACAGTCCCCTTATGGCTGATGATGGTCCTGGTCATGACCGGCTGTTCTTCGATGAAGGCCCGGGCTACGACAAACTGCATTTCGGTCCTCCAGAGAATAACGGCAGCTGGTCTTTCGTTTGATGAGGGACAAGCTTATGAGAAGCTGTTCTATGGACCTCCAGAGGGCAATGGATACCATGTTAACTGATCCGTATTTTGATAGTTAATAACCCCGACAACTTCGGTTGTCGGGGTTTTTTTGTCCCAAACAGACGTGTTATGTTTTGAATCACGAGAGGAGGGTGGTTCTTCATGACAGCGTCTTTTTATTACGTCGTTACTTGGCGAGTGGCCGCCGTAGCCCGGAGGAAACTGGCCGAACTCGACACCGGTTATTACGTGACATCTTTACCGAGCGGAGATGTCGCGTTTATGTTCCCGAACCAGCCAGTGAGGAAATACGCAGAGATACGGAAGATTTTCGGGCGTGACGGAGAACCCATCAGAGTTCAATCTTTGTACCATCTTTCCTCCAAATAAACTCTTTACCACAATAAGTACATTTCACGCGTACATGGTGCCTAGGAGCGGAAAAAGAAAACTGACATCTCGAGCATTCGTAACTTGACATGCCCATTCTTTTGAGTACTTTAGCGTCCAGGATAAGATATCCGACAAAAGCGAGTCCGAGGATTAAACCAATCCGCGCAGCATCATGAAAATCGTTAATGTGAAACAGTTCCAACATTTCAACCCCTCCCTTTATGTACATGCTATTCGTCGGATGTGTGTTGTATTAAATGAATATGTGGGTTAGAACAAGAACACCCGTTCGTAATGCAGGGGTGGTTGAAAGTGCTTTCGGACATCGAGCGGAAGGTGTTACGCATTATCGCGAATTACTCTGTCGGGACAAGGCGAACTCCGACAATCGATGAACTCTGCAACAAGACCGGACGAACACGAGCAGGCATCTTGGAAGTTTTGGACGCTCTGGCGCAAGAAGAGTACATCAAGTGGCAGCTGTCTTTTCCATATGAGATGACTGTTCTTGAGGCATGGGAACGAAGGAGATGACACAATGGCAAGGAAAATCAACGATTTATTCGGTTCGAAGAGGATGGTATTGCCGGAACACCGCGCAGCCATCCTCGACCACAACGCGGAAAGAGGGCTCAACGAGCGCCCGGAGATCGACGAGGTCGACATGGGCGAAATGTGCTTCCGCATTTACGACTCCACTCAGTACGATTACGCGATCACGGTGAAATGGTTCCGTCCAGTACACGGCAATCTCGGCGTGTTCGAGTCGGCGTGGGGCGTAGTGCGCGAGATCGACCCGGAACGGAAACAGTTCATGCTAGCTAACGATTGGGAGTCCTGGTGGATCAACGTGTAGGACATCGTGAGCGTTAAAAAATAATTTCCACAAAACGGGTACTGTTGGATCCCTCTGGCGGAGGATTCGCCGGGGGAGTTACATAATTGGGGATTATTGTAAGATTAGAGTTTTCGAATGTGCGTCCATTGTTACAGAATATCAACAACAATTGGAGGAAATATTTCCTATTTTAGAGAATCTAAACAGAAAGGAGGCGAAAATCATGGCAAGAAAATACGTTCGTTTTAACTACTTTGAGTTACAACTGGTTCCAGCACAAGTAGCAGTAATGCAGGATATCGACGAGGATGCAGCGCCAATCCCATATCAATCTGCTGCTTGGGATATGAGCGCCTTTCTAGATTATCTTCATGTACATAAAGAGGTTTTCAGAACGACTGTACCAATCGGGGAAGAGTTTGCAGAAATCGAAAAGGACAGTTACAGCTTTGACCAAAGAAGGAATGTATACGGATTTCAACTTTCGAAGTTAAGAGATAAAAATATCCCATCCAAGAAAAAGTTTGGTGAGATAAAAGAGGACATTCTTCTAGATCAAGACGAATTTATTGGAGAATTCACGAGTATCCTGTATGACAACACTTATAAGGCTGTAATGGTCCAGTCAAACTTGTACGGATTGAGCACCAAACAAATAGAGCAAGTTTTAACGGAATTGAGATTTCGATATCTGGATAGGTTGGGAAGACCAGAACAGTCTCCGTTGGTAGTTAAACTCGTACCTCTTATTGATCAGTCAAAGGTGGAGCGGGTTATCAATGCAGATTATTACAAAAAGATCAGAATCCGTGCCTCTGACGTAATGCTGGACGCTGCATTAGGTGAAGACGGATTGCTGAGTGATACCAGAAGGATGCTCATGGAAAGTTCCGGTGTCAACATTGATATCACAATTTCTCTTGGTAGAGCGGAGAAGACTGCCTCGTTAGACCAGGAAAACATTCGTAGGGTTCTTAACGATTTTAGGCATATGGAACTACCTAGACGTCCCTTTATCGAATTAACTGCACTAGAAAATGAAGAGGCTGAGATCGAAACGATCAACTTAATTGAGCCGAGAATGACCGATCGGATATCTATAGAAGTTGAACCAAGAACTACTGTTGCCCACGAGTTCTTGTTTCAGAATATGTTAACGGTGTATGATGAAAGAAGACCAGATGTAAGGAGAGTATTGCGTCCACTAGGATGAGGTGATCAAATTGGCTAATGAACAACAGAGTTTTGTTCAAAAACTGTTAATTTGGGTAGAAGATTTGTGGGTTCGAAGTTCAGTTTATGTTTGTGTTGTTCTTGGTCTTACATCCGGAGCATTACATTTTTTTGGGTATCTGGTCAATGTCCGTTCAAGCACGGCGAACATAATTACTTTTGCTTCAATTGTGATTGGTGTAACAGGTGTCTTTTTAACATTAATTATTACCTTGCAGGAAAGCCCTGTTTTTACAAGACTTCGAAATTATTTCCCAGCGGTGCAAAGCCAACTCTATTCAAATTTGCGAACACTAATTAACCATGGGTTGGTGGTGGTGATCTTATCTATTGGAATTAACAGTATGCCCCCATCACCATTCAAATGGTTAGCTTCAGTCGGAGTTGCTATTTGGTTCTATTTCTTCTGGTCGATGAGCCTTGGTGCCTTTTATGCTGTAAAATTGATTACTGACTTGGTAGTGAAAAACTTCAATATACCAACAAGAACAACCAGACAATAATAATTAGATTCTGCGCTCGGAAAACCGAGCATTTTTTTATTTGCATATTCGCTTCTTAGTCGCATATAATAAGAACAAACGTTCTGGTTGGGGTGCATATGAACGCTAACGAATATGTGCTGTCCTGGCTCCTCTGGCACCAGGCAGTGAAATATCTCCAGCACGATATTCCTTTGGTGGAAGAGGCAGCCATTCGGTTTCCACGTCAATACGGCGGCATGCTGCGGCTGATCGGCAAGGAGGCGCACAACAAGGAACAGGAGGCCGCCCGGGAACTCCGCCGTAACGGCATCCGTATTCTCGGCGAGAAGCTGGAGCATGGCGAGCTGTTTCTGATGTGGCAGCAAAAAGGGGAGACCGAGATGCTGCGGGTCTTGGAGAGTAAGGTCCGTTTCGAGGTGCAGAAGAAACTCAATGAGTTAATGCAAAAATTTGCCGACGACAGGCGAGAACAGGAATATTCCCGACCGCCGCTGCATACGCTCTAGCATAGCGCGTAGGCGCACGCGAGCGATGGGGAAAACTATGGCCTCCTTCCCGAAAGGGTTGGAGGCCTTGTTTTTATGCTGCATGGTGCGGCGAGGGGCGTTGTGGTGGTGCGTTGCGCTGTACACTCGGTGGCGGCGCCATATGCGCCATGAACACCACATGCTGCTCGTCGCCCACCCGAAGCACGTTGAGAGCGTGGAACCGCGGCATCTTCACGTAGTCCTCAACTGTGTACGGAGCCAGCTCCTCACGCAGTTCGTTGAACGTCTTCTTGCTGGCCCGATAGATGTGGTAGTGCGGCCCGGCGCTACGGATGATCTCAGCCAGATCGCCCGGGATCTGCTCCCAAGAGTGGAACATCCAGACGTACCCCACACGCCACTTCCGCGACTCCACGGCTGCCGATTTCCAGGCGCGCGTAGAGCGGAGGAACTGGTGCGGTTCGTCATAGATGACGAAAAAGGGGAACTGTTTGGCTTCCTCGCGCAGCGTCATGGCCAGATCGATCTTCACACTCAGTAAGTTCACGATCAGATCCACACCCTCGGAGCCAAGCGCGGTCTTCGGCACGTCGATGATGACAGCGTGCGGCTCCGACATGAGCACGACCATGTCCAGCGAGTTTTCCGAGTCGAAACACTCCGCCAGGTACTCATCTCCCAAGATGGTATCCAACCGGTTGAGGATCGGGGCCAGCACTTGCGCGCGGCGGCCGTCGGTCATCCGCCCGAAGACTTCCAGGGTGGACCGGTGGATGCCCGGCGGCATGCCGGCCACCAGTTCCTCCCGGTAGATATCGTCCTCGAAGATGCGGAGCACTTCGGACAGCCGGGGGGTCCGCATGGCCATGATTGCCGCACGTAAGAACCGGGCCGTCTGCGCGCCGGCCTCGTCGGTGGCGGTGTTGAAGAAGCTGATCACACTGTTAGCCAACCGGTTCCGAGCCCGCGGCGAATATCTCACCTCGCAAAAGTCCAAGGCAAACGGTACGGTGCCATCAATCCGAATCCTCTTTACCTTATCCGGAGGTAGCACAGCCTCAACCTCGTTTCCGATCTCCCCTTTGGCCGGGTCGATGCTGAGGGCGCCGAACCCGTTCTTGACCGCCTCCACGATCAGGTTGGCACCGTATCCCCGCGTCTTCCCCGATCCCATGCCGCCGATGACCACCCGGGGTAAGCACAGCTCGTCGTGGTTGTCGGTTGGCATGTACACTTCATACGATCCATCCTTTTGTTCAACTGTACCCAGTTTCAGCCCGCCCCGTCGTACTTCCGCCGGTGCCTTTGATTCCCGATTCGACTTGGCAGCAACTCCCATGTACTCTTCCTGCAGTGACCTTGGCGGCAAATGGATCAGTCGGCCGATCTCCGCTGGGGTGATAATGTCGCGGCGCGAGGAGAAAAAGGGGACGGCGATCCGCCGGACGCGCGCATCGCGCAGGAAGCGATTCAGCCGCCACCCGGACACATGGCGGGCGTCCAGTTGGTTGTCTCCGTTTAGGCTGGCAAGAGCGGCGCACAAGCCCCGACCAAGACGCTGCCGCCGGCGTATGTCGGATGAGCGGACGAGCACCCTGAGGGCAAAGTCAAAGCCTTGGCCAGCCAGTTTCTGTTCAGTAGCCTCGGAAAGGTGGCCGACCTTCCGCCAACTTCGCGGTTTGTGACCGCGGTCGAACTCCCGCCGGTCCGCTGCTGCGTCCTTCCACCAATCAGGCTCCGCAGCCTGGAAGCCGAACTGCACGACGGCATAGTCATCCCCGCGGAACTGCCGGGATAGTTCCAGTAGCTGGGGGAGCGGTGCCAGTTTGCGACGATCGGTCGAGAGTGAAAGGAAGTGGGGAAACCGGAGGCGAAGTTGCCAACCATCCGTGTCCGGGCCAAACAGGGCTAGGTGATCATCCGTGACAGGCTCCAGGACGGCAGTAGGCCATGTTGCCTCCACCTGTTGCTGCGCCATTTCGGTGGTTTGCTCCGGTGTTGCCATCCGGATCTCGTACCGGTCCCGGGCTATGATAGTCTCCCAGAAAATGCGCTCCCGTTCCGGCCAGCGCCACCCTCTGGCAGCCGTAGCTATAAGATCCACGATCTCCTGATACCCGTCAGCCAGCGGTGCCGCGAAATACTCCACATCTTCGTTGGTCGTGGAGAGGCGCGGGACGACTCTGACAACGGACCAACCTACTTTTGGAGAAACGTCGACTGTATCCCTGCTTGGATCGCGTCGTTCAGCATCGCCCCCAGGAAGTACAGGAGCAGCACCATCGATGGTACCAGTGCCGTCCCCAGTATTATGCCGCCAGCCGTCATGAGTGTTATCCTGCCGAACCGACGTTGGAAGATAACGATCACGATCCCGGCAAGAAGCCCGAGCGTTCCAATCACAAGCGCCAGACCTTGGAGTGTCCCGAACATCGGGCTGAAACTGCTCCACATCTTTAGAACGGATGTCATGCTCCCGTTGTCGGCGGCCGCTGGCGCTGTCATCAAGCTGCCCGCGACCGTCCATAGCGTGATCGCGAGCTGCCGTAACTTTGGGTTTGGTTTCACTACCACCACCCGTTCACATTCGGCCGCCAGTGCTAAAGGCTCACCATTGATACGCACGATCATAACGATGCACCTCCGTATGTTTTTTGCCCTGGTCGGGCATCCTGTCAGATAAAACAGACAGGAGGGATGAGCATGCTGCTCGGACTTGGAATCGGATTGATCATTGGTAGCGTTGCAACCATCGCTTACGCTTTGCTTTGACCGCCTTCCCCGGGGCGGCTTTCTTTTTGTGCCCGCTGGGCCTGCAGGGATAATACAATCGGCTTCAAGCGGTCCTTTACCCACTTGCTGAAGTTGATCGTTTTGGCGTACTCCCAGCAGGCGCGCTCCAAAGGGTCATCGACGTTGAACGTCACTGCCTTGCGCTCTGTTGCCAT